GTGAATCTGCTTAATTCACCGCAAAAGAGACGTCTTTTCCTTTCCTAAGATACGGTCATTATATCCGTCAGCTTGCGGACAAACAAGCATGTCAACTAGTGGCCATTATGCGGGAGCTGAAACAGCCAGGTTCTCCCCTTTTTTCTCCGCATACGACGGCAAGAAGCTTCTTAATATGAGTTGAATAAAAGTAATAGCAACGATAATTATGAACGTGTGAAGCCATTCCATATCAGGCATCACCATTTAGGAACATTTCCCTATACCGCATCAAGGTATCTTTGACTCCGCCCCATATAGTGACAGTCTCACCATCATCCTCGAACACTTTCCCATGGCTCTTGGGCGCATCTAGCTTCATCTGTGCGTAGTTACTACGGAACGTTGGAACATAGGTCTTAGGATGAGATTTGTCGCTGCAAAGCCTCTCCATTTCGGCGAGAGTGACTCTCCTCCCCCCCTGCTCAATAGTAAGAAATGCTTTAATGATTCGGTGGTTGAACTGTTTCGGTTTCATCGCCCATGATGGAATCCGGCGGTTTGCCATACCATGGTGTTCTATTCCTGTCTCTCCCATTTTCTTTGGCTTAGTGTTTGGGTCGTATGTTAGAGCCGCTCTTTCAAAACTTTTGTTAATGTACCATTTCAGACATTGCTCGAGTGCTTCATCCTCCTCGTCTCTGGTGAGTTCGAGTGCAATACGGAACTTGTCGTATACGTCATGATCTACGGCTAGAGTAACAGTCTTACGCAAATTTACCACCTCCGATTGAGGCCATTCTAACACTTTTATTAGTATTAGTAAATACTAATACTAAAATACTAGTAGCCCGCGCTCATCATACACCGAGGTTGCGTTGCCGTTTCCGCAGCGGATGGCACGGTCGAGCGCCATGATGGTCGCCACCGCGCCATCTATTTTTTCTGTGCTCTTTTCTTTGTCGGGCTTCACATTGCCAGCGGGGTCAGTCTTGATGAAGATGTTGTCCATCATCCACCGCAGCACCGGATGCCCGCCGTGGGCGATCTTCTCCTCCAGTGTCAGCTTCATCAGTTCCTTCGTCGGCGGGGACATATCCTTAAAGCCCTGGCCAAAGGGAACCACAGTAAACCCCATACCCTCAAGGTTCTGCACCATCTGTACAGCCCCCCAGCGGTCAAAAGCAATTTCACGGATGTTGTACTTCTCCCCAAGCTCTTCAATGAACTTCTCGATATAGCCGTAATGGACGACATTTCCCTCGGTGGTTAGCAGATGCCCTTGCTTCTCCCAGTGGTCGTACTGCACATGGTCCCGCCGCACCCGCAGGTCAATGTTTGCCTCGGGCATCCAGAAGTACGGGAGAACAACGTACTTGTCATTCTCATCTTCCGGTGGGAACACCAGAACAAACGCCGTGACATCCGTCGTACTCGACAAATCCAACCCACCGTAGCAGACACGACCTTCAAGGGCCGTGGTATCTATCGGGAAGGCACAAGCATCCCACTTGGCCATCGGCATCCAGCGGACGGCCTGCTTCACCCACTGATTCAGCCGCAGTTGTCGGAAGCTGTTCTCCTCTGCGGGGTTCTGCTTCGCGCTCTCACAGGCTGCTTTAACTTTATCTATACCTACCGTAATACCGAGGGATGGGTTCGCCTTCTTCCACACCTTTGGGTCAGTCCAGTCATCATCATCCTTCGCGCCGTATATGACGGGATAAAAGGTGGGATCACACTTCCTGCCCTCAAGGATGTCCACCGCCTTCTGGTGGGTCTCATAACAGATGCTCTGGGTGTCGTTGCCTGCGGTGGTTATGAGGAAGTAAAGGGGCTGCGTCCGCGCATCTCCGGAACCTTTGGTCATCACGTCAAACAGCTTACGGTTGGGCTGGGTGTGTAGCTCATCAAACACCACCCCATGGATGTTAAAGCCGTGCTTGGAGTATGCTTCTGCACTCAGGACTTGGTAGAAGCTGTTGGTCGGCAGGTAGATTAGCCTCTTGGTCGAGGCCAGTAGCTTAACCCGCCGGGATAGAGCCGGGCACATCCTCACCATATCGGCGGCCACCTCAAATACGATGGACGCCTGCTGGCGGTCAGCTGCACAGCCGTACACTTCAGCGCGCTCCTCCCGGTCCCCGCAGGTGAGCAGCAAGGCGATTGCTGCTGCCAGCTCGCTCTTGCCCATCTTCTTGGGTATCTCCACATACGCCGTGTTGAACTGCCGATGTCCGCTGGGCTTGAGGATGCCGAACAAATCGCGGACAATCTGCTCTTGCCAGTCTATTAGTTCAAAGGGCTTGCCCGCCCAGGCACCTTTGGTATGAGAGAGAGCTTCTATAAAGGACACGGCATAATCTGCAGCACCCTTGTCGTAGCGAGAACCCTCTGCCATGAAGGCGGTAGGCCTGTACTTCTTCAGCTTTCGCATATCTGCCGCCTCCTCGAGACTAGCGGAATACAAGAACAGAGCCTCCGAAGAAGCTCTGTTTCCGCTAGCGCTGACTGATTGTCTTATTCCTGTTCGGTATCCTTGCCGGTCAGAATAAATCGGCTGTATTCAGCCTTGTTGCTGTTAAGGTACCCCAGCAGCTCATGAAAGCCGCGGACATAAGCCTCGTACTGAACGCGGGGCACGTCAAACATGTTGGTTACGCCGCTGGCCCTGATGGCGAGGATCTGCTTCCTGACTTCGTCAGTCACACGCATTCCCCCCTGTCTCTACGGACTCTATGGTGGCCCTGCGCAGGATTTCGATGTCAAAGCCCGCGCTCTTGTAACCTTCCAGAATGGTGCTGTAGTAATAGCAGCTTGGCTGCCCAAGCAGTCTGCCATCGTTCAAAATGTAGACCATCGCCTCGACGCTCTTACCGTCGAGCTCTACTGAAACTACTTCCTTCCGGTAAAGGAATGGCCAGCCCTCGTAGCGGTCCAGCGCCGCTTCATCGGCAGGCGTTATTTCCCAGACCAGCACCGGCACGCTGCCGCCTTCAAATGGCTCGACCGTGGCCACGGCGCCTGCGTGTGCGCCCCTGAACAAGAGTCGCCAGCCTGTCATTACGCTGCTTCCCAGTACCGTTGCTGTGGGGCACCTGTCCGCCATCTGCGCTAGGTTTAGGTTGGAGCCGTAAGCGAGATACAGCTTTTTGCTTTGCTTCATGGTCGTTGTCCTCCTTTGTCTTTATGAGGGGTTTCAGGCGGCTCAGGCCGCCCGAAACCTCCAGGCCGCCGAGCCGCGCAGGTGGGCTGTCAGGTGTTCGCGGCAGTTAGCAAACTCGTCGCCGATGAAGCCGATGCGGTTCAGGTAAGTCCGCATGGCGAACTTCTGGTTGTCTGTTTGCGGCTTCTTTGCCGATGCGCATTTTTGCGTTAAGGCTTGGTGGTTGAGCGCCAGGGCAAGAACTATGTAGCTTCTGACCTTGCCCGCGTGGAGTTCGCTGTTGAAGCCCCTCAGTTCCACCGTGCGGTTTCCAGTGAAGAAGCTGTGCAGGTTAAGAAAATGGTAGCGGCTCTGGTGGTAGTGCTGGCCGCGGCTCTCGCTGTAGCCCTCGTACCAGATTTCCTCAAGCATCTCCATGGTCTTGGGCTTTCTGCGGTTCATCTTTTCGACCAGCAGGCTGTCCATCTTCTTGCAGTAGCTCATGCGCTGAGGCGCAATCTGGAGCGCGTCGTAGAAAAGGTCGTTCTTGCTGGCGATGATGTTCACGAAGTTGCGGATGCTCCTGGGCGTGTGGCTGGCTCCATCCAGATGGATGTGTATGCCGCAGGTGGTGTTAGCAAAGGCTCCGGCCTGGCGAAGCTTGCGCACTAGCTCCTGCAGAGTGTCAATGTCCTCGCGGTAGGTGAGAATGGGGCTAACCAGTTCCACACTGTAGTCGCGGGAGGCGGAAACCTTCCGCTTGCCCTGCCTCGTCTGGCAGGCAATGCTGCCGTCACTCATGAACTTCCAAACCCTGCCGTCCGGTGCAGTGACCCTCTTGGTGTCGTAGTAGTCGCCTGCGCCGGTTACCGTGCCGCCCAAGTGCTCCGCCGCGATCCTTGCTGCCTCGCCTCTGGTGATGCCTGTGAACTCGATCTCAATCCCAAACTTGCTCTTAAACATCTGGTTCAGCCTCCTTCAGAGTGTTGGTGTACCTTTGGGTATGTACATATATCACTCTGAACGGCTGTAATAGCAAGCTATTTCTGTCAGGAAAATACACCAATACTGGGGCCTTGGGGGCATGCCTATAGTCTCTTAACGACGTCCTCACCGTAGACGATGCCGAGGGTGGAGCCGCTGTCCCAGTTGCAGAAAATGGTTCCCGTGTCGTCGATGAAGTCCACGGTCCCCTTGTCACCGGGCTTCAGCGTGGAGTACGGGTCGTTCATTCTGACCAGTTCCACGCGAGTTCCGCGGGGATATGTCTTGCGCAGTTGTAGCACAGTCTCCTTGGCGGGGAAGCTATTCACTCGGTGTCACCCCGGCTTTGGGCGCCCCGCTTTTGAAGGCACTGTTGCCAGAAAGGTTCTTCAGCAGGATTCTACGCGCAACCTTGTACTCGTCACCCACGAAGCCTAATCTAATGAGGAACACCCGGAAAGCAAACTTCTCATTGTCTACATCCTTCTCTTTGGCTGTGACCCGCTTTTGCTCCTTGGCCGCTGCGCAGAGTGCACCGATGAAGCGAGAGTACGCTAAGACTTCATCGCTCTCCGCCGGGAGCTTGAACCACGGGAATACCAGGGTGTTTTCGGTCCGTTCGATGACTAGTGAATCGGCATTAAGGGCCTTCTTGATGAGGTTGGCCTTGCTGGCAATGAGTTTCTTGAGGTTGGTGATACTTTCCTCGGTGAATCCGTCCAGCGGCATCTCAATGGCCAAGCGGTCCTGGGCGTCAGACTCCTCAAAGTCAAAGCCTCGTTCCGACAGTCCAGCCATGACCTTTTGGACAAGATCACTGTCCAGCTCGATCGGGTAGCTGAGGGTGCCTTCTTTGTCGATAGAAAACCGCCCGACCTCGTAGGCGAATGTGGGTGCGCCTTTGTAGCTCATGGGTTCACCCACCAGATCGCTAATAGCAGACACCATCTCTTTGCGCCTAGCACCTGTTACGTTGTATCTTAGTTCCATAATCGTGAGCCTCCTTTGCTTCTTTGGTGAGTACATATATCCCTCTGAAGCTGTGGAAAAGCAAGTTTTATCTGACGACAGAGGCTTTACTGAAGGCGTTCAGGCACCTTCACGTCGTTGAAGTGTACCTTTTCCCCGCCCCGAATGAGATAGACATCCTTGGCCGAGACCTGCTCAATATACCTCTTTACAATGACATCGCAGTACTTTTCATCGAGCTCTACGGTATAGCACACTCTGTCCGTCTGCTCACTAGCTATTAGCGTAGAGCCACTTCCACCGAAGGGATCGAGAACTATGCAGCCAGTCATAGAACTATTGACTATGGGATAGGCGATAAGCGGTACCGGTTTCATGGTAGGATGCTCGCCATTCTTCTTGGACTTCTCAAACTCCCATATCGTGGTCTGCTTACGGTCGGAGTACCAGGCATGCTTGCCAGCCTTCTTCCAACCAAAAAGAATCGGCTCGTGCTGCCACTGGTAGGGAGAGCGTCCAAGGACCAGCGATTGCTTCTTCCAGATACATGTACCTGAAAGATAGAATCCCGCATCAGAAAAAGCCCTGCGGAAGTTGAGGCCTTCGGTGTCAGCATGGAACACGTAGATGCTCGCATCCTTGGCCATCGCTTTTTCGGTGTGGGTAAAGGCCGCAAGCAGAAACTGATAAAACTTGTCGTCAGCCATATTGTCGTTCTTGATTTTCCCGGCACGACCTTCATAGTTGACATTGTAGGGTGGGTCCGTCACCGTCAGGTTGGCCAGCTTCCCATCCATAAGAAGGTCAAAGGTTTCAGCCTTAGTGCTATCGCCGCAGACCAGGCGGTGATTGCCCAGCAGCCACAAATCCCCCAACTGGGTGATGGCGGGCTTTTGAAGCTCGGCATCCACGTCAAAGTCATCATCTTTGACATCATCCATTCCACCCAGCAGCTTATTGAGCTCAGCATCGTCAAAACCAAGGAGCGAAATGTCAAAGTCCGCGCCTTGCAGGTCCGCAAGTTCCACAGACAGCATTTCCGCATCCCAGCCAGCATTCAGCGCAAGCCGGTTATCTGCGATGATGTAGGCACGCTTCTGGGCCTCAGTTAGATGCTCGGCAAATACACAGGGCACCTCGGCTATGCCTTCTTCCTTGGCGGCCATGATGCGGCCGTGGCCTGCAATCACGTTGAGATCTTTGTCGACGATGACCGGGTTGACGAAGCCAAACTCCCGTAAGGAAGCCCGCAGCTGCAGGATCTGCTCCTTACTATGGGTGCGGGCGTTTCTGGCATACGGCACTAGCCGGTCGATATTGACTTTCTCAAAGCGCTCGGTTGTTTTCATGCCGTAATACCATCCTTTCAAGTCCTTTTTGTGCACCAGACAAGTCGCCTGCCAAGGCTTGACCACGTAATGTCTTGATCTGCTGCCTATTTAGTCCCGATTGCTTTAGGCTTCGCATGAAATGCGCAAGCCCTGGCTGATGCTTTGATTGCGGCTCATTTATCACTGAAAAAGGTCTCATCATTTCCTCCTCCCCGATAATAGGGCTTCCATAATGTCGTCTTGAGGGTTGCTCACAAAGGCCGTGGTGCAGTTCTGCTTCACGATGTCGAAGATCTCATACCAGAGCAGGTTAGCCTGTTTCTGAAATGACTGGCTCATCTGAACGAAAGGGCTGGCGATCGCCCCGCCGGTTGTCGGATGTTTGCCGAGAAGGCCGTAGAGACTAATGGCCTCTTCGCATTGAATGTAGCGGGTGAAAGCTTGCGCATAGGCCTCGATAAGCCTCGGGTTTACAAACTTCTCGCACCCACGTTCTTTGAGCCATTTCCACGTTTCAATAAAGAGAGCATCAGCACCCAGCGACTTTCCGTCCTTTTGTCTGGAGCGAAGGTAGTCGCTGGGTGTTGGCATGTCCTCTCCATATAGATCTGCTGCTCCCTCCAGGCCCTCAGCTTCAAGCAGAGATTCAGGTTTGAGGTCTGGGACCTCCAGTATCTTTGCTGCCTTGCCTTTTGTGATTTTGTCAGCCAAAGCATGGGGCTTATCTCCAGCGCGAACGCGCCTGCCCCCTCTGTTAGTGCCGTCCTTTGCCACGCGCCGCCACCTCCTTTTGCAGCGGAGGGGGTTAATCCCCCGTTTGAACCGTGATTTTTGCGCGCGTGCCCCTGTGCCCGTTCCCCGCCTCAAAGGCTACAGAGATTCAGACCCCCCTGGGGTCAGTCCTTGCGCCTCCAGCGGCTACCTTCTCGAGCAGTAATCTCAGAATGGCACGGTGTGCATAGGGACATCAGGTTTGTGAATTCATTGGTGCCGCCTTGCGACAGCGGCTTTATGTGGTGTACCTCATCGGCTAGCACGCTCTTACTACGCGCCAGGCATTGCTCACACAATGGATGGGAAGCGATGTAACGGTCGCGGATGCGCTTCCACGTCCTGCCGTAGCGTTTCTTCACTGCCGGGTCGCGCTGGTAGCGTTCATAGCGTCTGGCTTCCTGTTTCGCATGCTCTACACAGAACCGGGCGTCAGTCAGCTCCGGGCAGCCGGGATGTGAACAAGGCCGCTTTGGTTTGTATGGCATCTGCTCACCTCGCTTTTGGGGATGCAAAAAGCCCCCGCGGTATTCCGCGAAGGCTCTGCCCAGTAATCCACAATACTATTGTAAGCTGCTATTCTGCAAAAATCGTCCACTGTTTGTCCACTCTAGAGACCGTAGAGTAGAAGCGTCAGTTGGCGCAAGGCCTCTTCTTTTCTCTTGTAGACCCAGGAACGCTCGATATGGAGCTTCTCGCTGATGTTCAGAACAGCCTCCGTCTTAGTAATGTCTCTGACGAAGAATTCATGCAGGATAAAACGCGAGGCATCATCAAGCTTCTCCCAAGCTGGTTTGAACCACTCCATGTACTCCAGCGCCTGCCGGTAGCGCTCCTTTAAAACATCAATCTCATCAATACAGGCAGCTAGGCGATCTTCTGCGGCTTTGGGATTATACGCCTTGGGCATCAGTGTTGGCAGAGACCTCCGCGGCGACTCTGCCTTTGCATAAATGGCAGCTATACTCTCATCGGTGTTCGCAATAATGAATTCCATATTGCTGTAGTCCTTAAGGGCATTAACAGCCGCTGTTTTCTTGTCTAAGTAATGCCAAACGATGTTCACTGCGCCAAGCCTCCTTTAACTGCCGCCTTGACCGCATCGATAAGCGCGGCTTGGGTATTGTTCTTATCCTTTAGAGCTTTCATGACCTGTTCGTCAATGGTACCCCTGGCTATGATATGGTGAATCACCACCGTGTCCTTTTGCCCTTGCCGCCAGAGGCGGGCGTTGGTTTGCTGGTAGAGCTCCAGGCTCCAGGTAAGGCCAAACCATACCAAGGTAGAACCCCCCGCCTGTAGATTTAGTCCGTGACCAGCAGAAGCCGGATGGATAACACCTAGCTGGATTTCTCCTTTGTTCCATCGGGTGATGCTCTCTGCTGAATCCAGCTTTTCAGCGGGAAAGCGCTCTAATATCCGCTCGAGGTCGTGCTTGAACCAATAGGCAACCAGCACCGGCTTGCCATTAGCCGCCTCGATGATATCCTCCAGGGCATCCAACTTGCGGTCATGAAGCTTTACCACGCCGCCGTCACCATCGTAGACTGCTCCGTTAGCCATCTGAAGCAGCTTGCCGGAGAGGGCTGCGGCGTTGGCAGCGTCAATCTCCCTGCCCTTGAAGGACAGCACCATCTCAGCCTTCATGGTCTGGTAGTGCTTTGCTTCAGAGCCAGACATCCGGACGGGGACTTCGTTCATCACGAGCTCGGGTAGTTTCAGATAGTCGCTGCCCTTCATGCTGATGGTGATGTCTGAAATGAGGCGGTAGATGGCTTCCTCTGCCCCGGGTTTCGGTTTGTAGCTAAAGATGACCTGGCCATTGCGCTTATCCGGCGTGAAGAAGGCTTCACGGTAATTCCCAATAAAGCGCCCCAACCGCTGCCCCATGTCCAGCAGCCTGAACTCCGCCCATAAGTCGATTAGCCCATTGCTGGACGGTGTGCCCGTCAGGCCCACTATCCGCTTAACCAGGGGCCTCACCTTGACCAGGCTTCTGAACCGCTTGGCTTGATGGGACTTAAATGAGGACAGCTCATCGACTACTACCATATCGTAGTCAAAGGGCAGCCCGCTTTTGGTGACCAACCACTCCACGTTCTCCCGATTAATAAGGTAGACCTGTACTCTTTGCAACAGAGCCGCTTTCCGCTGCGACTCATTGCCGATCGCAACTGTGTAGGTCAGGCCGCGCAGATGATCCCACTTCTCAATCTCCGCAGGCCAGGTATCCCGCGCCACCCTGAGAGGGGCGATGACTAGCACCTTGCGAATCAGAAAGCTGTCCAGGGTGAGGTCAAAGATGGCGGTCAGGGTGATCACCGACTTACCAAGACCCATGTCCAGCAGGATCGCCGCAATGGGATGCTGGAGGATATACTCCGTGGCAAAATCCTGGTATTCATGTGGCTCGTATTCCATCGAGTATCCCTCCAATCTGTGTTTCACTGTCTAACACATACACCAGAAATCCTAGCCGCCTGAGCATCCCATGCCTCATAGCCTGCAGGGGTCTGGGTTTCTTACCATGCGCCTTCACTTCCACAAAAGCCATCCTGCTGTCAGGTAGGAGCACGAGGCGGTCCGGCATGCCATCGTAACCAGGCGAGACAAACTTCACGGCAATTCCGCCAGCTGCTTTGACTGCTCGGACAAGCTTCTGTTCTATCAGTTTCTCACGCATAAGAACCTCCGTGTGCCGATGCATGTGCCCAAACACTTCAAACTCTTACGCGCGCATACACGCTCATTCGTGCCCATTACTCCTTTATTACCTATAACTACAACATTTAGAGGGTGAATTATTGGCACAATGGGAACAGGCAAGGCAAGGAGCCTGGTATACAAGGGGCTTGCGACTGTGCCGACAGGCTGCTGTATTGGCACGACTGGAACAATGGGCATGTGCCTAAGCCTCCTCGCTGGAGCGGATGAACACTCGTTGCGGACCATATAGCGGCAGGTTCTTTTTTCCCGTTTTGTTGCCGGTGAACTTCACCCAGCCCCCGATTTTATTGAGAATCCCCTCGATCTCGTAAGAATCGCCTTTCTTGAGAGCCTCGCGGTTCTTGCCGAAGCACTCGCACCAGACCTCCATAATGCAGACCTGCTCTCGACGCATGGTTCCCGTGCGGTTTTCACCGCCAAACTCACTGCCGTCAAGGAAGTTGCGGCGGGCATATAAGTCCAGCTTGTCCCACCCTTCGGGCAAGAGCGCCTCGAGATATTCGGCCACCAGGCCTTCCCGGTCATCACCCTCCATGGCGTCGCGCTGCTGAGTGATGGCTTCCTCCGCGAGGCTGCCTTTAAGGAATAGTTCCTCTCCCTCGTTGTAGCGCTCGATCGCTTCAGCCCATACTTGATCAACCTCTGTCAGCTCCCAGGCCTGGTACTTGCCCTGGCCTACAACTCGCACTGGCCAGAAGCGGCGGTTTCCCGTGATGTCGCGCAGAAAGCCGCCGTCGCTGTTGGTGGTGCCGACGATAATACAGGAACGCGGGTGGCTCTCCACAACAACGCCGTAGGACTGACGATACTTATCATCAGTGCGGGTTATGAACGATTTCACCGTCTCCACGTCTACCTTCTTGATGCCCGCCAGTTCTCCAAGCTCCAGTATCCAATAGCCCTGCAATTTCTCCGGCGCGGTCTTGTCCCTCATGTCGGAGATGGAGAGGGAGTCTGAGTACCACTGCCTGCCCAGCCGGGCAAAGAGCGTGGATTTCCCAATGCCTTGCGCGCCGTTCAGCACGAGGATGGAGTCAAACTTCACCCCAGGCTGGTAGATGCGCGCCACCGCTGCCACCAGCGTTTTCCTCGTTACTGCCCGGACATACGGTGTATCGTCAGCCCCAAGATAGTCGATGAGCACGGTATCCAGCCGATCTATGCCGTCCCACGACAGCCCGCCGAGGTACTCTTTGACAGGGTGGTAGAGCCGCTCGACAGAGATAACTCCAAGCAAAGCGTCTTTAAACTTAGTCGGTGACCAGATACCGTAGGTCCGCTCGAAGTACAATTTCGCGCAGGCAAGGTCGGTATCGCTCCAGCCGGGTTTCACTTGCGGCCATGGGAGATCGCCAATAACGTCGATCATGTTCTTGAACTGGTTAAAGACGATAGGCTGAAGGTTAGGGTCAAAGCGCAGGATGATGGAGATATTGGTCAGCGTGTCTTTCACCGCGCCTGTCTTATCTAACTCAAGTTGGCTCTGCCAGTTGTCCTTATCAGTGAAGTCCGCCTCAGCCTGCACCCGGCGCTCCTCGGCAAGCTGCACCTTAACACGCTCATCCTTAACAGCGAAATCGGACATGGCTTTGAAGGATGCCTTTTCATCAAGTTCACTGAATTTATGGAGCCGCACCAAGTCAAAGGCATTGAGCAGCTTTCCACACACCGGGTCTGTAGCGTGGTGACTGTAGGCGAACTTACCGTCGTAGACCACCACGCCTGCCGAACTGTCGGCGGGAATATAATCATAGCGGCCTGTCATAGTTGAAGGCTCGTACACATCTGAGAGAAATGCTTCAATTGCATCCTCTATGGAATAAGCCCGGCAGAAGGCGCCGACTACACCACCTTTGGCATGGGGGTCCTGCTGCTGTTTTAGCCTGCGCTCCAGCACCTCCGACTGCCGTTTCGAGGTCGGCCACATGGAGGTGTCCCGCCAATCAGCGTATTTGGAGAGGTAAACGTCGGGATCAAGCATCTCGCCTTCCTTTTCACAAAACACAAACTCGCCGTCAGAGGGTGTGGATGGCCAATACATCAGCCGTGAGGGTTCGTATGTCGTGTCGTCAAACAAATCAATACCGATTTCCTTTGCAACCATCCGTCCCAATGCAGGATACTCATCTTCGCTGACCTCCCGGGCAAGGGGAACGACCAGCCGCAGGCGAGGTGCTTCCGGTGTATGCTTATGGGTAGAGTAGACACAGCACGACCAGTCATAAAGCGCTTCTATCTGCCCCCAGATGTCGGGGGTAGCATAATCCATATCGAGGGTCAGCATGGAACGGCATATAACGTAGCCGTTCCTGCGCTTTCCTTCCCGCAGGGCACCGCCCACGAAGCCGCCGATGTCTTTTACCTGATCCTGCTGGGGCTTGCTCATTTTGCGAAACTCGGACACTGTCTCCGTCGTGCGTTTTGTGGTACGTACAGTGTTCTTGAATTCCTCCCATGAAATGTCCTTGTTTTTCCACTTCTTATCCATACGGCTGTTGCCCACCGCTATTTTCATGTTCCTTGCACCTCCTGGCATTTCTCGTTAAAGTACCGGATCGGAATCCCGCATCTCCTGGCTTTGGCAATTTCTCGTGCCATTCCATCCGAAATCCGGCTGCCGAATACCCAGACGGCATCGCACTTGGTAAGGAGAATCAGTGCAAAAAACAGCCCCATCTCACGGCTTTCCTTATCGGTGTCATCCATGAACTGTGGGTAGTGGAGGTGCGGTGCAAGGGGAATACACCCCTCGCTGACCGCAAACCGGCAATAACCACGGGCACGGCTTGTATTGTAGTCAATATCCCCCGCAAAGGGCGAGCAAATATAGACAAGCGGGCGGTAGTGCTTTACTTTTGCTTTTTCCTCCAGAGCCACGTTTGTCAGGGCTTCTGCGGCGGTGGGGTCGGGGTATCCTTCGCTGTTACGCCTGTCCATGGCCATTCGCACCTCCACCGAGAAAATAATTGATAAAATACTGCTGTCCTTTGCCGGTCACCTTAGTGGTCTTGGAAATGGTGACATGTCCGTCTGAATGGGTGATGGCGGTTTCCTTGACCCTAAACAGCCCCAGTTCCATTGCCTTCTGGGTCGGTGCATTGTAATCGGTGCCTTTGCGCTTGATGAGGAAGCCGTCCTGTCGGAGCCTTTCAAACAAGCGGTTCTGCCCAATTTCTATTCCATTGCCTTTGAGGATTTTTGCCAGCTCGCCGATAAGGATGGTGCCTTCCGAAACTGATACCGCATCGGCAAAGACCACTTTGGGCCTGTCTTCAGCGGCCTGAAGCTGGAGTCGTTCCTTTTCCTGCCGTTCTTTCTTAAGGGCGGTAAGCAGCTTAATCCAGGAGTCGGGATCATTCATGATCTCTTCCAGCTTGGAGGTGGTGATGTAAGCACCATGTTTGCGGATTTGCGGTAGAACCTCGTGAGTAACCCAGCGTTTGAACTTCTTGGCTTCCGGCTTGTCAGAGCGCAGGATAACATTGTAAAGCCCGCTCTCACTGACAATAAGAGTTTCCTGTTGTCTGCCGATTGCATCGGTGAGATGAGTCTGGCTCACTTCATCTTCATCAAGCCGCTCAGCTACTCTGGTAGGTGTTGTCAGTCCTAATACATCACAAACATCTTTCAGCACCCACCATGGCTCCCCATTTCTCTGAATCGTTCTGACCTCTTTCCCCTCGTAGGAGAAAATTTTAAGTTCGTTCATATGATTTGTCCTTTCCGAAGGCTCAGTTTTGTTGTGGCCTTCGGTATAAGCCACGGGAAAGGACGGATTCGGACGGTATAGAAAAATTTCTTTTAATCTTTTTTATAAAATGGGCACAAGAACCCATCGGCACGAAGCAAAAGTCCTTTTGCCCAGGGAGGGGTTTCTGCCATACAGCTACAAATAGACTCAAGCGACACATCTGGTGATGCTTCAATGACTACCTCATCGTGAACGCTCATAACAATGGAGAGTCCCATACTATCCAGTCTCCGCATGGCATAGCAGAGGATGTCACGGGAAATTGCCTGCACGATGTTTTCCACAAACTTGGGACCATAGGATTCGATGCGCTCCCATTTTTTCGTCGCACCCACCCCTTCGTAGGTAACAGCGTCACCTCCAAAGCGGTTCTGACCGATTTTAGGCTTCACATAGGCAAGCCGCCTGCCGGAGGGCAGGGTTATAAACAGCATTCCGCTTTTGCACTCAAAACGGATACCGTGAGTGTCTGTTGTTGTCCGTTCCCGAACTGCGGTCATGGCCGCCTTGTCCACGTCCCACCATAGCCGCACAATGTTGGGATTGGCAGTTCTCCAAGCATTCACCAACGGTTGTAGTTCTTCTTCCGTGACACCCATATCCAATGCACCCATGGCTTTTAATGCGCCTACCGAGCCACCGTAGCCAAGGGCGAGCTCCGCAATCTTACCCTTCTGACGGAGCGGGCTGCCCTTGGTGATATCCTCAATGGGCACTTGGAACATCTGACTCGCCGAAGCTTCATAGATCTTACCGTGGGTAGCAAACACCTCATTACGCCACATTTCCCCAGCAAGCCATGCTATGACACGAGCTTCAATCGCACTGAAGTCGGCTACGATGAAATTACAGCCCGGTTTCGGAACAAAGGCTGTACGGATGAGTTCGGACAGGACACCGGGAACGGAATCATAGAGGGCTTCCAGCATTTCGAAGTCGCCGCTTTTCACAAGGCTTCGAGCCTGTGCTAAATCCGGTAGATGGTTCTGGGGAAGGTTCTGCACCTGAATTAACCTACCCGCCCAGCGCCCGGTTCGGTTTGCACCATAAAACTGCAAGAGCCCTCTGGCCCTGCTGTCTGAGCAGACGACACTCTCCATGGCGGTGTATTTCTTTACACTGCTCTTGGCCAAGGATTGCCTGAGTGTCAACACCTCTGCCAGATTCTCCGGTGCTGTTTTCAGCAGTTCCTTAACCGCCGCCTTACCAAGGATGTCTGTCTCCAGACCGTTATCAGCCAGCCACGCCTTCATCTGAGTAACCGAGTTGGGATTCTCCAGTGCGGTCATTTCCTTCATTAGTCGGGTAAGTTTAACCTTTGCCCGCTCGTCACATCGGATTGCTTCTGTAACCAGACCCATGTCCAGCCGAATACCTCTGTCATTGATATGCTGATCAAGAATATAGTTCTGCCACTCGTCCTCCGGCACCGGGAACTTTTGAAGTCGCCCCTGAATCGCTATTTCGGTCTCCACGTCACGGGCGTTATATGCTTTGAACTGCTCCCATTTGTCCGGCGCGTCGGCGGGGAGATTCCGTGTGCGTCCGCCGTTAGCCTTGGTGGGCTTGCAGGGTACGGAGAAATATCGGATGAGGTCTTTTCCTTCCTTCAGCTTCTGCTTTTCCAATCCGAGCACCGCACCTGCGCCTTCCAGGGATAGGGGAAGTCCCATGTACGCAGCCCAGATCATGGTGCATCGCCATGATTCCGGTTCCAACCAGTTGCCCAGATAACGTGATAAACAAATCCGCTCAAACTGGGCGTTGAAGGCCCATTTCGTGACATTTTTATCTACCAAAGCTTCCTTGATTTCCTCCGTCAATGTCTCGCCGTTTGCCAAATCAATGACATGTACCTTTCCTCCGTCAATGGCGTAACCGAACAGCAAAATTTCAAAAGCCGGTGATTCAGCATACTTGTACACACCGCACTTGGATAGGTCACGATCGCTATATGTTTCAATATCGATGCTAAGATTTCTCATACGCCCTCCATAGCGGAAAAGGGCGGCAAGTTATCCCGCCGCCCCATCCATGGTTGTTTTTGCTGTTATTCCAGAAAGTCTTCGCTATCATAATCCGAGGTGAAATCGTCAGCTGCACTGGTCTTGCCGCCAAGCGGCTCTCCATCGCGAATTTTTTGGATATTCCCCAGTCCGCAGGCGATGCCGCGATTACCGTTGGAATTGAAAGCGTAGAAGTTCACACTGACCCTTGCATACACACCGGAGTAAACCTCCGAACGGCTCAGGATGGGGTTAAGCGCCTTGTCCACAATCTCCGGTGCGGAGTTGCTGTTGGCATTTACGAAGTAGCTGTTTGCATAGGCTTCGTCGTCCGGACGATCGATGTCACCATCGCGGAGCGGGAGTTTCAAAGCGGCCTTGTTTGGAATTTTGCCGCCGAACTTACCGCGCCCTTCTTCGATAGCTGCATCCACTGCGCCATTGATGGCTGCGATGGTCTTGGTGTCACTTTTGGGAATGATGAGAGACACGCTGTACTTAGGTGTCCCGCCATTGATAGACTTCGGCTCGTGGACGTTGGCATAGCTCAGACGAACAATGCCTGTGATAACCTTGGTGGGGCTTAATTTTGCCCCGGTATTTACTCTGTTTGCTGTGTTTGACATGGTTACATTTCCTCCTTAAAATCATGTTTTGCAGATGTATTGATTGCCTGACGCTTGTCCGAAAGCGGAACTAGCGTCGGCTTACCAGGAGGTTTTTCAATAAGACCGCCGAGAATTTCCTGAAATTTTGCCTTGCCGAGCAGTTTTTCCATCGCAGTAATGCCGATAAGCTTAGTCTCATAGATGTCACGATACCCAGCTGCCTTAGCCGCTTCTGCGACGGCTTCTTCGTTTGAATACTTCCTAATGGAACGCCCTTCAACCAGCTTGAAGCCGCGCCACTCCTTACCGTGGCTGACCGCCGCTTCCAAAGCGTATGCTTTAATGTCGTTAGCCCAGGATGTCAGGTCGTCCAGTTTGGTAAGGATTTCTTCAATGTCGGTGTCCGTAAGCAGTGGGGGCAGTGTGAATTCGAACCGGGCTAGCTTGAGCTTTTCCTCTGCCCGTGCACGGCACTTCACCGCCGCACGGCAGAACTGGCAGTGCTCGCCTGGGACATAATCACCGTCGCCTTTGAAGGCGATTGCCGCTGTGGGCTTTAAGATTTCCTCTGCCCACTGGTACAGCGATTCCTTGAAAACCGTATGGGCGCTGACGTTTTCACGGCGTGGCTGGTAGATGGTCATGGACACTGTGCTGATGTCATAGATGCCATCGAAAAGCTCCAGGGCACCAAGGGCATACAGCTTCATTTGCGGATTATCCTCCGCACTGACAAGGACACCCTGACCATACTTAAAGTCAATGATGTGGAGTACCTCGTCTGCAATAATTACGCAGTCACCCGTGCCAAAGCCGTCTGGCACGTATTTAGAGAAGTTTAGCCGTTGTTCAATAAGGACTTGTGGGTCGGCACACGTTTTCATTGCCAGAGCAATCTGCTCCAGTACAAACTCCACATAGTCATCCGTGTATGAGTCCATCTCTTCGGAGTCGTACTGTAAGATGGGTTTTTTCGACCGCATCTTCAGCGCACGGCGCAGCTTATGCTCAGCCAGTGCGTGAGCAGCCGTGCCTTCTGCAGCCGCCTCGCCGCTGTTATCCTGAAATGTCTGCTCCAGTCGTGCCGAGGGTGTGCAATTCATCCAGCGATGGGCAGCGGAAGCGGAGAGCAGTGCATGTTGTTTTTCTTCACTCATTTCAGCCCCTCCGCATCTGCCAGTAGTGCAGCATAATTCGCCGGGTCTATCTGGCCGAGTTTGGGAGCGCCGTACTTTTCCAGCAGAGCCCGCACATCAGCTGTAAAACCTTGCTGGCTCTTGTCGGCCAGCACAGCCCGCACCTGTTCCAGCGTAACCGCCTTTGCCGCAGGCTTTGCTTCCTTTGCTGTGGCTGGTTTTTTAGCCTGGGCAGCTTCAGCAGGTTCATTGCCCGCCATCGCTTCCGCGACCGCCTGCAGGCTGTCCGCAAGGGAGCGCAGATCGCCCACTACATCAAGTAACAGCTTGGTTTTGCTCACGGTTTTCACCTCCCTCCTCAACAATGGACAGTGCCTTTACGCTGTCCCCCGGAACGATGACCGTCAGCCTTCGCTTGTCACCTAACAGGATGCGCAGCAGCTTTTCCCGCACGGTGACATGGCGGCAGCCGACTATCCCGCCGTCCTGCGGTTCCTTTGAAACACTGATTTTGAGTATGTGTTTCACTTGGAATCACCTTGCCTTTCCGAAGGCTGATTTTGTTTGCCTTCGCCATATACCATGTGGCGATGGTAAATCGGATGGTCTATGACAGGATTTTTTTCAGCTTGTCCTTTGCGCGGTTAACGGCATGGCGAATAGCTGATTCATCTTTCCCTTCGAGTTTGGCTAGGTCTGTGTATGACCAGCCCTCAATACAGCACTTTTGAATAAGGTATTGCTGACGTTCTGTAAGCTGCGACATGGCATGGCTGACTGCTTCAGAACTCATAAGGTCAGCAAGTAAGTCTGTACCGTCAGAAAAGAAGCGCACATCCTCATAGGTGAAGGTGCTTAATTGGGTGTGGCGGTCAGGACGGCTGTTTCGCCGGTCGTTGCTCTTCTCTGCTGCCACGGATTCCAAGTAGAAGGTTCCGACCTCGTCGGATACTTCCAGTTCGATAATTTTGCCATCTGCGTCTTTGTAATTGATTTTCATTGTTTGGCTCCTTTCGGAGCCTGAACAAGCAACTACAAAGCAAAGAACGAGCCTAAACGCATAGCTTTACAGCTACTTGTCAGGCTCGTCCGTCATATTTAATCTCTGCCGCTTATAGCGGCATTTGCGTCGTGCTCAGTACAAGGTACTCAGTGGTTATTCAATTTTTCTCAATCCGACTTCTGCTTTACAGTGGTAGCATTTAGTGTAATAGTCCGCTTTCCAGGGGTCATTCTTTTCCATCACGTGTAACTCTGAATGTGTATTCTGCTCAGCATCAATCAGCCGACCGAAACCACAAGCTGGACAGGGTAATCGCTTTTTTTGATACTTATGTCCGAAGGGCTTCATTCGCTTTACCGTATTTGTTTGCATAGGAACACCTCCGCTCTTATTGTGTCTATGTTAGCGAACTTGCGAACACTGGGGTAAAATATATGGAGAATCCTTAAGTTTAGAATTCTCCGAATTTAATGGAGTAACAAGTTCAAATCTTCAAGCCGTATCGACATAGCAGACTTGGACACATTATATATGTCGGCCATTTCCCTGATGCATAAATCAGATAAGTACACAGGGGAGAGAGCGTCAACCGCTATTCCCAAACGTTCAGCCATCATCATCCTCACTGTCTTGGCAGGCATAATTAATGCAGCAGCCAACCGATTCGCCTGCCATTCACGAACTTCCTCATCTGTCATAGGCAATCGCCGTGCACCATCTTCAATTTGATAAACGGCACATTGAATTTTCGGTATTACATTCCCTGGCTTTTGGTAGTAAAAACGGCGATGAAGAATAAGGTGGGCGCACTCGTGGATGATAGTAAAGCGAACTCTCCCCTCAACTTCACTACAAAGAATCTCTTTATCGACAAATATATAACCCTTTTCAACCTCAAGCGGGTATTGTTTTGTTCGGTCGTCATTCCAGACCATCAATACTCCATCGTTGAAGCATGTACATCCTAGGGTCTTTTTGTCCTGAGATAGGTTGGCGAAGTCAATCTTTGCATCCAAGTGAAATTCCGCAAAGTGGTCTACATCCATCGCCTGCGGTGTAACAAGAAGTTCCCCCTGTTTATATATTTTGAGAATCTCCTCAGCTTTTTTCTCAAGCCGTTCTGGGGAGTAGTTGTGATACAAGCTGTTCCCTCCAATCATGGAATTGTCTTCGGCGGTCACTCGCCAATTTTTTTGTTAATAAGCTCGATGACCTCCCGCCACCCCTCGTCCGAAAGGTTTCCCGATTTCGCCCTACGGAGGGCAACTCGTGCTAAGTCCTTCTCCATAATGTATTCAGGAAGGTCGGAGGACACAGTCTTTGTTTTGGTCAGTGCTGCCAAATCCAGCATATGGGCTTTTTCCTCCTCCTGCAGTTTCAGGATTTGGGCGATTTCATCCAGTTTCTTGTCAGGGGGATATCGACGCCCTTTTTCAATATCGCTCATATAAGCGGGTGCAATATCCAGTTCAGCTGCAAATCCCCTAAGTGTTAATCCCAGAGCCTTGCGCCTTTCTTCTATGAATTTACCGAAAGCTGTCTCGTTTTCGTTCATTATAGGCTCTCCTTTCATTTTGTGTATATGTTCGCTAACATAGTTACATTATACTCAGATCAAATTTGCTTGTCAATGCCCTGTTATAATATTGATACATTATTTTCAAAAAAAATAACGACGGTTGGGTTACCGCCGTATTCTTGCCTGATTACTTTATATTTTTGAGAGTCGAGCGTGTACCAAGGGAAGAAGTATTTTGTCGATTTCTATACGAAATTCCTCGTCCTCAAGATATTTCTCACAGAATTCTTGGTTCTTTGTCATGCGGCTGAGAACGACATCCATAATAGTGTTGTCGTAGATGATTTTGAACAGGTCAAGCGGATTCTTGGAACGTAGCACTAATTCGTCGATGGTAGCCATATCCTCCACTATCTGCTCAAGAACCTTATCCTCATTAGTGAAATTTGTGCCGAGCCGTTCATTGAGTTTAGATAAAATCACAGAGAGATTTTCTTGCTCATCTTCAAGAGGAAGCCCCGTACCGGAAGTTTTGCCATACAACACGCCGTCCTCTTTTACTAAACTGATAGTTCCCTCGTATACTCTCTGAAGACGGTAATACTGAAGTGTCACATCGTTATCAAGGCTCGGCGTGCGTGTTCCTCCATCTTTTGGCAGCTTGCGAATCAGGCACTTGGCGTAAGCATAGAATTTATGAAGGTTCGCATCACCAAGGCTGATTATATGCGTGAGGAATGAATACAGGCGAATAAATTTAGAGAGCGCGCCTTTAAAGTCATTTTATCCTGTTCTTCGGTCAATGCCTCGTAACGGTCGACGGCAGGGTCAATGAAAGAGTTCAGCTTTGCCAAGTCGATGTTGCCCTGCGCCTTTGATTCCTTAAAGAACACCTTGGCAAAGGCATCAATCTCGTTGTCCGTATATAGCATGAAGCTGTCCAGTACATTTTTAATGTCATAGATAGTGTTCGGGTCGGTTGTCTCAGCTACGCCGGTTCCCTGATAGTAATCCTGGAACGCTTTCTCAATATCCTCCGGGGAGTTGACGAAGTCCAATATAAAGGTCTCCGTTTTGCCGGGGCAGGTTCGATTGACACGGGAGAGCGTCTGAACCGCCTTAACACCGGACAGCTTCTTATCGACATACATTGTGTGCAGAAGCGGCTGGTCAAATCCGGTCTGGTATTTCTCGGCGACGAGCAGAAGCTGATATTCCCCGGTTGCGAATTTATCTACCGTTTCAGTGTCAGGAAACTTGTTCAGATTTGCTTCTGTGTATTCCTTAAACTCTCCAGTCACATTGTCTTTAACCATGCCGGAAAATGCCACCAAGACACCCAAGTCCGTGTAGCCCATTTTTTTGATGTACTTTTGGAACTCAAAAAAGTAACGAACGGCATGGAGTCGCGAACCTGTAACGAGCATCGCTTTCGCTTTGCCGCCGATACGGTGCTGAACTTGACTGCGGAAATGTTCCACAATGACCTCGGTCTTTTGGGCCAGGTTATGCGGGTGCAAGCTCATATACTTGCCAAGAGCCTTGTTTGCCTGACTTTTCCCATAGACAGGGTCGTCGGCAATCTTCTTACCAATTTGGAAGTAGGTCTCGTATGTCGTATAGTTTTCGAGGACGTTGAAAATGAACCCCTCCTCGATAGCCTGCCTCATGCTATAAAGATGGAACGGTTCGGGTTTTCCAGAAGCAGTCTTTGTTCCAAATATCTCAAGCGTTTTTTGCTTCGGTGTAGCGGTGAATGCGAAAAACGAAAGATTATCCTGCTGACCATGCGCCGCCATTTCAGCCGCGATTTCCTCATCGGGATCCATTTCCTCGGCTTCGGCCTTCGCTTCCTCAACGGCATACTCGTGGAGCTTTTTTTCGATGGCGTCCTCGCCCTGTGCAGAAATATCAGCGAGAACCTCCTTAAGCCGCTCACTCGCCTTGCCCGTTTGGGAAGAGTGCGCTTCGTCAACAATGATTGCAAACCGCTTTCCGGCGGTCGCCACATTTTTAACATCTACAAATGGGAATTTTTGCAAAGTGCAGATGATGATTTTCTCTCCCTTTTCAAGAGCGGTGGTCAGTTGTTTTGAGTTTTTATCGACGCGTACAACTACGCCAGGCTTATGCTCCATATTGTAGATGTCGCGCTGAAGTTGTTTGTCGAGAACACGGCGGTCGGTAATTACAATAATACTGTGGAACACCACTTCGTTGTTGCCATCGTGCAGGTTCGCCAGATGATGGGCGAGCCATGCTATAGAATTTGATTTGCCTGAACCTGCTGAATGTTGTATAAGGTAGTTCTTGCCTGACCCGTTTTTGAAAACGTCATCCACGATTTCGCGCACTGCGTCCAACTGGTGATAGCGCGGGAATATCAGCTTCTCTTTACCTGTTTTCTCGTCTTTTGTTAGCTGGACAAAGCGATGGAGGATGTCGAGCAAGCTGTCCTTCCGCATGACTTCCTTCCAAAGGTATGAGGTGCGGTAATCGCCCTTCACAGGCGGATTGCCCGCTCCCTTGTCGTAGCCTTTGTTGAACGGGAGAAAAACTGTATCCAGCTTCTTAAGCCACGTTGTCATCCAGACTTCCTCGGTATCCACAGCGAAATGCACGAATGACGTGTTATTTGGAGGACGTTTTTATCGTACAAATCCGAAAGGCTCTTGTTCATACCACTTCCTGGCTTGAAATAGGCGAGCCGAATGGGCACACCAAGATCAACGATTCCGTGGCGAAGCACATCAATCATCCCACGCTTGTCAAGTTCGGCGCACAAGCGCTTCAAAAACTCCCGCTCCACATCCGCGCCGTGACGTTTTTCCAAATCCACCCATGCTTTAGGTTGTGAATTTTTCACAAAAGCGATAACAGCCCCTGTATCCATCGCCAATTCACGGCTAAACGCGGAAGGACTGCCCTTGACGTATCGATCGGTTTTTTTCGCACCGTTCGTCAGCCAGTATTCAATTTCCTGTTCAAAGGTTCGCTCTTTTGTGTCTATAGCCATTTCCTATCCCTCCGTTACCTTAATTTTACCCGTGACCGCATCGTGAATAGCGATTTTACGGTATTGCTTCAGCTTTTCTATCTGCATGCGGATGTCGACGAGCAAACCTTCGACTTCACTAGTTCTGTTGTCCAAATAAGCTGCGATTTTCTCTTGCTCATCGATAGGCGGCTGTGGCAACTGCATGTTTAGGAACTGGTCGGCTTGAAGCCGCCAACGCCCAAAGTTTGAAACGCCTTGACCCAAACGATAGAAAATACGGCTTTTATAACATATCTGGAACAGATATTTGTAATAGTCATGACATTGCTGTTTCGATGGATGAAAACGAAAAACCCGATAATCGGGACTTGTTACGCCTTCAAACGGACTGCAATCCACCCAGCCAGTCAGCAAGTCCATAGAGTTCATGGCAAAATCGTTCACATTCACCACCTGATAACTGGTATAGGACTCTGCCAGTTGACCTTCATTGGATTCGATGTCCTTAACCTTTATGCCTCTTTGAGTGATGGAAAGCACATCGCGGTCTTCTTTTCCATAGATGCGCTTGACGATTTCAAACATCCACTTTGTCTTGGTGATCGTCCAATGCGCTGGTATATCGCCAATCCAATCAACGCCGCTATCCTTGCGTGGAGCAGCTTTGTCTAAACCATGCGTCACGGAATTAGCTATTATTTCCCATTTATACCGTTCGAGCATCTTCGCTTGGGCGTGCAGGTCGGCGAGTAAGCCGTCAATTTCGGCAGTTCGGCGGTCGAGATAGGCAACAATTTTCTCCTGCTCATTATAAGGCGGGATAATTGTTTTCAGCGAAGACAACGCCGTGCTTGTTATAGCTGGGTAACTAATCCCCACAGAATGACGCTCAACATCAGATACAAACCAATCTGCATTTAAAGCATAAAAGAGAAACCGGCTATTCACGCCCTTCTTTGGAGTAAAAACTGCGAAACCTGTAGAGCAGATATAGCTGTCGTATTCATCCGAGATGTAGGCGATTGCCTTCAGGTAGGTTCTTACCGTGGAGATAATTGTATCACCAGACTTTACAACCCTTCTCGCTCTGCTCGGAGCGTTTGCAAATGTAAACTCCTGCGTATTGCAAACGCCTTGCCCGTAATTCACTGAACTGATATCAATATATGTTATTTCGGCCCCCTCGTCGGTGCTCTCAGATAACACACGAGAATTACAATCAGCTATGAACTTGAGAGGTTTTGCTTCCCATTCCAGAGGCATATAAGGAACTAATGATATTCCGCTTTTCTTGTAATCTACATATCGCTCTACGCTCACACCTCATACCTCCTCCGCAAACAACCGGTTAATCCCTGACTGAATCCGTTCACCCAGCGATTGGATTTCAAGCAAGGTCTCCTCGGCATCGCCGAGTTCCTCATATTTATAGAAGTGACGCGTGAACGGGATTTCATAGCCCTTTTTTGTTTTGGAATAATCCACCCATGCATCGGGCGCATAAGGCTTGACCTCCCGCTCGATGTAATCGTCGATGGTGTTAGCACTCACGTTGCCTGTCGGTAGACGAGTGCTTTTTTCTTGCATTGGATAGCGGAGCTCTGGGATAATGATTGGCGTGTGCGGCGTAGAGGCACACGCCAATCAGCTTTTGAGAGAGGAAAA